AAACCAAAGTATTTCCTGCTTGAGAATGTCAAGATGAAGAAGGAATACATGGACGTAATTACTGAGGCATTGGGTGTTGAACCCATCTTCATCAATAGCAGTTTGGTATCAGCACAGAACCGACAACGCTACTACTGGACAAATATTCCATACTTTGCACCACCTGTTGATAAAGGTATCAAACTGCGTGACATACTTGAAGATGGCATGGTTGATAGAGATAAAGCACACTGCTTGGACGCAAACTATTTCAAGGGTGGCAATCTCAAATCGTACTTTGAAAAACATCGCAGACAATTAGTATTCAGCAAGGATGGTTTATGTCATGTGGGTGACGCTGACATTCGAGGCAATGATACTGTTCGTAGGGTGTATCATCCCGATGGTAAATCACCCACCCTAACAACAATGGGTGGTGGACATCGTGAACCCAAGGTATTGTGTGGCGCATGGCGTGGCAGATATACTGTCGATGGTGTGCGACAAGACCACAAGCAGAAGGTTGCAGGTTTGACAACACAAAGACTTGAAGTAAGACAAGACGAAAAGACTAATGCTCTTACGACAGTACAGAAAGATAATGTAGCAGTGAATGTTGATGAACTTAAATGGCGCAAACTCTCTCCTCTAGAATGCGAGAGATTACAGACTGTGCCTGAAGGATATACAGCACACGTCAGCAACACACAACGATACAAGATGTTAGGCAATGGATGGACAGTTGATGTCATCGCACATATTATGGAAGGAATGAAATAATGGAAGATAACATTGAAGAACTAATGCGTAAAGGACTACGTTCAATCTTATTTGAACATGATTGGATTGATACCGAATGCATGGTAGGTATTTTAGATGATGAAGATATTCAAATTGTTAAAGGAAAGGATATGTATAATGACAACCAAAAACCCATTCGCTAAATCACGTAAGGCAGATAACCCATACGCAATCTATGAAGGACATGGTTTTACTTGGAAGATATTAAAAACATATCAACGTCCCAATAAAGAAAAAGATAATGAGTATGCCAGATGGTTCGTTGCTGCCTCAAGCCCAATGACATATGGCAAGGACGAACTAGGTGATACCTATATCAATGACATCCAGGAATATGGAAGATTAGTTTATGCAACCGATGAATGGAGAGAACATTATGGCTAACGTCCAGTATGATGTAAGCGATTATAATGTAACAATATTTCGTGGTCATGTGCGTGAAGATGGACGCATTCTACATGGCATTCGTTCTGATGGTAAGTTAGAATGGCGTACACAAGAAGCGTACAAGAACCACGAAGTTAAACGTAAGAAACGCAACGCACATAAACGTGCTAGGCGTAAGCATTGGCTGAACAAATACAAGACAGAGAAAGGATGTAGTGTATGTGGTGTAAAGAATATCAATCCATTGATGCTACACCTTGACCACATAAACCCATTGACAAAGGTAAACAATGTGTGTAATCTCGCGGCAGGTAATCTAAAAAGATTGATGACTGAAGTACGTAAGTGTCGCGTCTTATGTTTTGATTGCCATATTGTACATACCGCTGAACAAAATACGAAAGGAAGATATGACGATGCCTAATTGGTGTGAAAATAAATTGACAATCTCTCATGAAGATACTGACGTTATCGACAACCTGATGGCACAGGTTCGTGCAGATGATAACGGCAATCTATTCAACTATATTAAACCTATGCCAGAAAATACTTTTCGAGGTATGCTTGGTGAGAATGAACGCAAAGAGTGTAAAGAGAAAGGCATTCCTAATTGGTACGACTGGTCATTCACAAATTGGGGTACTAAATGGGACGCTGCACATCTTGATTGGCATCAACTTGATGAGCATACAGTAGAGTTTAACTTTGATACTGCATGGTCTCCACCTATCCCTGTGTATGAAGAATTGGCTGAACAAGGTTATCAAGTTGAGGCGTACTATCTTGAATATGGTGTAGGCTTTGCTGGGCAATGGCATTTTGACGGTGAGTATTATCAAGATGAATCTGTCAGCCTTTACAAAGAGCAGATACCTACTGATATTGATGAGGTGTTTGGTATAACAGAACAACTTGCTGAATGGGCAGCGGAAGAGAAAGAAACAGCATAATGATTAAGTACATATGCAAACATTGCCTAAGTGTTCAGTATCTTGGTGCTAAACTAAAACAGATTGCACATCGTATCTTATGTCGCGTGTGTGGCAATCCAATTGAGACAAAGGAAAAAGATGATGGATGAAATAACGATTGTTATTACAGATAATTTACCAGATAATCCCTACATGCGTCTACATATGATAATAGATATGTTAGAGAATGCATCAGAAGATTATGTAGTAGATAAGAAATGGTTAAAAAGACAACTTCAATATGTGTTTGATGTCTTTATGGAAATTGCAAAGGAGAAATATGGTGAACCGATTCTTAATTGACCATCACCCAGATGCCATCGCTAAATCATTATGTGACCAACACATTGTGAAGATGCCACTGGAAGAAGCACAGATGTTATGCACAGCCGTGTGGCATCATGCGACTAACTATGCAGAGCAATGGGGCTTATATAAACCAGTACATATGAAACATCCATGCACAGTGTGGGCTATGAAGACACGGGCTAACTATACCTTTGCTCTTAATCTATACGCTGCAATGTTAGATGAGTACACATACCGATATGGTAAAACTCATGGAGCAATGAAACATTATGAAGCATTATCTGACGCACGTACCTTAATACCAGAAGGTAAATTGACACCACATCCACAATGCTTGAGTGGACATGATGACTTAAAGACGGATGAACGCTATCCAATTGTAGCATATCGTGCCTTTTATGTAGTTGACAAACTAAGATTTGCTAGGTATAATCGTGGGCGTGAGATGCCAGCATGGTTATCATTAGGTAAGTTTAACTTTGATAGGAGTATGTAACATGATAGAACAACAGTTGATTGAAGCAATCGCATTTGTATTAGCCGGGTTTAACTTGTGCTTTTACTGTGTATATTTACCTAGCCTAGTGAGGCAGGAACAATGGAAAAACTAGCGACAGCAAAACATGTGTCAGCATTACTGAATGAAGTGGACTATCTGCGTACACTCATACAGCCACATGACACTGGACATATTCATACTGCAATCAAGGTATTGCATGACCACATTGAACAACTATTGAAGGAGATGGAAAATGAAAATAACAAATGAGCAGCGTACAGAATTTCTTAAATCATACAACGACTTACGTAATATTATTCAGACGTTATGGGAATGTCAAGACTTATGGATGTCAGACATGCGTAAGTTAGAAGAACTGCATCAAAGGATGCACGAGGTATTAAACTTTGTACCTCAAAAAGACAAGGACGGTAAGACACAACCATACATGGATTGGGTATTGGGAGATAGTAGTAAATGAGTACCATCTACGACACACTAACAGCAAGCAGCAAAGAAGAATTGAAAGAAAAAATTGATTGGTACTTAGATATGTATCATCCTAGTGGCTACGGAACACGAGTTGAAAGGACATACTATGATGAAGATAACAAAATATATAAAGCAGAAATGTACCGATGGAGTTCATGCGATTGACCTTATTTGATTTCGTTGTATGCTACCTAGTCGTTGTAATCATTTACCATTTCAGGAGTTCTTTGTGAAACAAATGACAATAAAACAACTGGCTAATGATTACTACACCTCTATGGAGTATGACTCTTTACGTGTAGAAAGCCAGAAGCATTACAAATATTTCTTAGACAAGATGTTGAGTACAAAGATTGAGCAGCAAAGGTTTTCTAAACTAAATGCTTCCGAACTTACAACTCGTATGGCAACACTTGCTTATGATTTGTGGTGTAAGAAGGGTGTGACTATGGCAAATTATATTTTGTCGGTGTCACGTGTTATATTTAATCATGCATTACGTCTTGAGTACGTAACTAATAACCCATTCTCTGAAGTTAAGAAACGCACAACCAAAAGTCGTAGTGTTGTATGGACACAAGAAGATGTGCATAAGTTTCTTGACCAAGCATATAGTGATTTTCAAACACGTAACATAGGTTTGATTGCACATATGGCATATGAATGGTGTCAAAGACTAGGTGATATGCGTGTACTTACATGGGACGCTATTGATTTTGATAACAAAAGAGTACACATCAAACAATCTAAACGTAGAGCGGAAGTATTTTTGCCAGTATCAGATGACCTACTATCAATGCTGCAAGAACAAGAGGAAGACTTTGGCTTTCAAAAGTATGTAGCACCACGCCCATATGCATTACGTGGTGAATACCGACCTTACTCATTACAAAAACTACCAATGTTTGCTAGACGTATAATGAAAGACGCTGGTCTATCAGACCACCTGCGACTATCTGACCTACGCAGAACTGGTACTACAGAAATGGTAGAATCAGGTGTCGGTATTGCACAAATTATGTCGGTTACAGGTCATGCTAACCCACAGAGTGTCAAACCGTACATAAAAAATACATTTGATAGTGCAAATTTAGCATTGACACAACGTAAAAAACGTGCTATAAGCACATTAGATGCCGAACAAAAGGAGTATATATAATATGTATAATATATTAAATGATATACATATTATGAATGGTGAAAGTAAGCGCATGAATTGTCCTTCGTGCAAAGGATATAAAACATTTACCATTAGTAATAACATGGGTAACATCATATGGAATTGTTATAAGGTGTCATGTAATCTACGTGGTGGCAAACGTGTTGGCATTGATGCTGCCGACATAAAAAATATTATGAATAATAAAACAACTGAAGAAAAAGTGCTTGACAATTTTGTGATTCCAGAGTATGTTGTATCACATGATAATAGAAGTAGTGTTGTCAACTGGACATCACAGTGGAATATAGATTTGAATAATGTAGAAGTTTTATATGACGTAAAAGAAGAGCGAGTTGTATTTCCTGTAAGACACAATGGTAAGGTAGTAGACGCTACTGGACGTGCTTTAGGAAAGCGACTTCCCAAATGGAAGAGGTATGGTTCATCGGGCGTTCCATATTCTTACGGCAGTGGGAATGTTGCGGTTGTTGTTGAGGACTGTGTGAGTGCTGTTGCTGCAGGTAGCGTTAATAAATTTGTCGGGGTTGCGTTACTTGGTACTAATCTAACAGCAGAACATAAACAGTATCTTGCACAGTTCTCAACGGCTATCATTGCTCTTGACCCAGACGCTATGTCTAAGACACTTGACTACGCAAAACAAATGAAACTATTTGTTGATAACGTACGTGTATTAAAACTGAGTGACGATTTAAAGTATCGTAATCAATCAGATATTGAGAGAATGAAGGAATTGGTATGGAATTAAGTTTGATTAAAAGTCTTATGGACAAGTCATTTTATGACTCGCATCGTGGTGAGCGTTGTCCAGATGATTTGTTTAGCAAGGACGTTAAGAAAATAAAACGTACTATAGACACCATGATGCAAGAATATAAACGTGACGTAACACCAGTAGAGGTTGAAGGATATTTCTTTTCTAACAATCCTACTCTCACTACTGCACAGAAACAAATATACGCTGACATGTTTAATAGCATTCGTCAAACAGATTCAATGGGGCATGATGTCGCAGGTAACATTTTATCTAAACTATTTCAGCACCATGTTGGTGAGAAGATTGCCAACTTAGGATTTGATTATGTCAATGGTGATTTAATATCTCTTGAACCTTTACGTGAGTTATTAGATACTTATAATGATGACTTCACACCTAACATGAAGATTGATTGGGATGACATTTCTCTTGAGACACTTGTTGAAAGTATGAAATTAAAAACAAGATTTAGTTTCAACTTACCTACGCTACATAATATTATTTCTGGTGTTGACTCTGGAATGTTAATTGAGATTGGTGCTAGACCAAACACGGGCAAGACCTCATTTCATGCAAGCATGGTAGCAGGTCCTGGTGGCTTCCTAGAACAAGGCGCAAAGTGTGCGGTGCTTGTTAACGAAGAAGAATACAAGAGGGTTGCTACAAGATATGTTACTTGTATGACTGGATTGTCAGAACAAGACATACCTGCTAATCAATCACGTATTCTCGATAGATACAATACTTTGCGGCGTAACCTACATTTCAAGGAAGCAACAGGACAGAACATGGATTGGGTAGAATCTTTGTGCAAGAATGAAAAGCCTGACGTAGTAATCCTTGACATGGGTGATAAGTTTGCCAAACATAAATCAACTATGCGTCAGGATGAAATACTAAAAGCAAATGCTATACATGCCAGACAGATTGCTAAGATACATAACTGTGCTATCTTTTATATGTCACAGTTATCTGCAGAAGCAGAAGGTAAAACAATATTAAACCAGAGTATGATGGAAGGTTCAAAGACAGGCAAGGCTGCCGAAGCAGATTTGATGATACTGATTGCAGAGAATGCAGCCATTGAAAATGGAAGACGTAGTGACACACAGCGTCATCTTAATATTGTGAAGAACAAATTGAATGGATGGCATGGTGTAATACATGTTAATCTTAATCCTATGAATGGACGTTATGATGTATAGAAAAGGAGAAGCAAATGATTGAAGCATTGGTTGTATTAACAACGGCATTATTCTCAACAGAGAATGCTACATTTTTAAAAGCAGTAGATGTTAATCGTAATGATGGATATAGATGGGAATATGTTGGCAAACAAAAGCCAGTAAACGAAGACTATTCTATCACAATGGAAGGTAACATTTACTTCAAACATGTAAAGGAAGACTAATGAAGTTAACTCTTGATATAGAGAACACCGTTACACATCGTAATGGCAAGATGCATCTTGACCCATTTGAGCCAACCAATTCATTGGTTATGATTGGTATGCTATCTGACCAAGGAGATGAGGTCATTGTAACCTTTGACCACAGTGAGGTAGAACCTACAACGGAAGGCTTTGGTATTGTTCAAAGTTATTTGAATAAGGCAACTGTCTTGGTGTGTCATAATGTCGCACATGATTTATTATGGCTTTGGGAATCAGGTTTTAAATATGACGGTGCTGTCTTTGATACTATGCTTGCTGAATATGTTATGCAACGTGGTCAGAAAGAACCTTTATCACTTGAGGCTTGTGCTGAAAGATACCAGTTAGAAACACAGAAGCAAGATACCCTCAAAGAATACTTTAGAAAAGGGTACAGTACAAGGGACATTCCTTATGCAGAGTTGTCAGAATATTTATCTGCTGACCTTCACGCTACTCAGCAATTGTCTGATAAATTGTGGAACAGATTAAACACAAGAGAGTATGCTGGTCTTTTGGATATCGTTGTACTTACCAATCAGGTTGCTATTTGTTTAACTAAAATATATCAGCGTGGTTTCACTATTGATAAACAAGCATTGAAGGAAGTGCATAGAGAATTTACAGAGGAACGTGACGCATTACTTGTGGACTTAGAAAAGCAAGTTAAACAACTGATGGGTGATACACCTATCAATCTCAATAGTCCAGAACAATTGTCTTGGGTAATATATAGCCGCAAGTTACGTGATAAAAAAGAATGGGCAGAGATGGTTCATCCCTATATGCGTGAGTCACACTTCCAAGATATTGTGTCATCTCAAACTAAGTATATATACAAAACAAAAGCAAAGCAATGTTCAGCCTGTGCTGGTATGGGGTACATTCGTAAGACAAAAAAAGATGGCACACCATATTCTAAACCAAATAAATGTAAAGAGTGTGACGCTAGTGGTTATATGTTTATTCC